TACATTATAAGCAAAAGATACCAAAGCGTCGAATTGAGGTTGAGATATATCGTCCCTACAAAATGAATCAACCGCTTTTTCATAAGTTGATAGTGTGTTTTTAAGAATTTCTTCTGCTTGTTGTGGTGTTATCTTTGGGTCTTTAAGAGTAACTTTCTTACCGTTCGGATAGTAAGTTGAACCGAACCCAATCGTGTTTATACCCCCAGCGCACACATAAGGTGTAAGGCTCAATCCTTCAAACTGCTTTATTAGGTCTAACCCTTTTTGGCTTAATTTCAATATTTTCATCTAAGAGATTTAGTTTTGATTTAAGCGTTGAATTTTCGCTTTTAAGACTATGTACTTCAGCGGTCAATATGTCAATCTTTTCACTTAATTCTTTTACCTTATCGGTCATATCTTGAGCCATCTCTCGCCAGATTTTAATCGCTGCCTCAGTATTCGACAACTCCCCTCCTTGAATGTCTACATTTTCTTTCTTGCGTGTGCTAAAGTATGTCGCTATCGAAGCAACTAAAGCCGTTAAAATATTTGTGAACCAATCAGGAAGGGAGTGTAACACCGCTAGTCTTTTTTAAGTTTTTGTAAAATTTGTGCCTTTGCAATGATAGCGAAGTTTTCGTTATCCTTTACAAAGTTTTTAAAAGTTTCTTGGTCGCTAGAGTCCAAATCTAGTACCTCACCTTTGTTAAGTGCTAAAGCCCATTCCCAAAACTTAAGAGCATCGCCTTTAGATTGTTGAACAAGTGAATTAGCTACTAGCTTACCAGCGTTTGCGTTGTCGATAGACTTACCGTCTAAATCGACTAGGTCAAAGTTTAAATCAATTTTCATTTTTGTTGTTTGTTTCACTATAAACGAAAATCAGAATGTTTTGTTTCTAATTACGCCCAAGGCAAAGGGTAAGCCACAATCGGAGGGTTTAAAAAGTTCTGAATCTGAGCATCTAAATTTGCCTCGATTGCCTCGCTATCTAACCCAGCCGTAAGCCATGCTTCTACCATTTCCTTTGTGACTTCATCGTAAGGAGTGAAGCTCGCTTCGTGTGGTGCGTCTAAAGAAATAGCACCGTAAGTGTCAGCCGTAAAGTGAATCACATCTTCTTCGTATTGCTTTTGCGCTCTATAATGAATTGTACTAATTACTTTGTCCATCCCGTCTAAAGAGGGGATAGAGTCTAGTTGAGAAATCACCCAGTTAAATGCCATATTATTTATTTTTTAAAATGTCTAATTCTGCTTTTAATTCTTGCATTCCCTTAATTAATACAGAAACTAATCTGTCATAAGAAACTGCATTAGGATTTTTATCTTGGTCTAATTGCACTAATTCCGGAATTACTTTATAAACTTCTTCAGCAATTAATCCTACATCGGTATTTTTTTCTTGTTTGTATTCAAACATTACAGATTTAAGTTTTAAAATATCTGCTAATCCATAAATTGAATCTCTTACATTATCTTTATATCTAATGGATGAAGTGTCATAACTTAATAATCCAGTAGAAGCATTATATTTTACTGCGTTAGTTCCTGCTCCCGTTGAAAAATTGTACAAATAAACAGCTCCATCAACATTAAATTTACCATCTCCAGTTGACCTATTAACGTAAACATTCCCATTACTATTAATTCTAAACGCCTGTCCAGCAGCTCCAGTTCCTATACTAAAATCATTACCTGCAGAATCAATTGTACCTAACGACCAATTCGTATTTGCTTGAAATCCTATTCTACCATAGTATTGACCTCCACCATAATCATAATAACCAAATCTTATTCTTTCATTTCCTCCTGGTGTAATAATAGCTGAATATGTAGCATTAGCACTAAATAAACCGTCTTGCGTATATGAAGAAAATGAACTATTAGCCTTTATAAATGAACCAAAAAAACCTGTTCCGCTTACGTTTAATCTAAAACCTCCATCCGATGTAGTACCTATCAACACATTCCCCCCACTAGTAATCCGCATACGTTCGGTATTGCCATTTACAAATACTAACCCATCACCACCAGCGTTACCAATAGCTAAAATATCTCCCTTAGTTCCAGCCAAAGGACTTCCGCTACCATTCCAATAATTTGCAATAGGTAGATATAATGAAGAAGAAGAACGTTGTAAATAAATTATATCATTTACTGTAAAACTTCCAGTTGTATGTAAACGTGTATTTGGCGCAGTCGTTCCGATACCTACGTTATTAGTACTAGTAATCCATAAAGCATTACTTGAAGTCGCTTCGTTAAAGAACTGAAAAGCACCACCTACGGAAGCAAGTGTCCATTTGTCATTTGTAGCTTCTTTAAATAATATACCTACGTTTCCCGAACCCGAATCCGTATCTTGTAAAGTTAATCTAGGATTACCTCCTAAAGCCATTGTCAAAGCCCCCGTAAGAGTGCCCCCAGTTAAAGGTAGGTAAGCAGATAAAGCAGAAGGGACAACGTAATCAGTACCAGCAACGGCAGCAACTAAATTCCTAGATGAATTAGTTTTAACCATTGCATTTGTGCCAACCGATTGGAAGCCTGCATCGCCTTGAAAGAATGCGTTACTTTGAACATACAAAGCGTATCCAGTACCACCGTTTAAAACTCTTAAAGCATCACTTGAACTTGATGTACTTATAGTCCCACCGCTTAAAGGAAGATAGTTAGCTAAAGACGCGGTTGATGCTTTATTATTAAAGGTATTCCAATCCGTAGAACTCAAAGCACCCGTAGTGCTTGTCGATGCTAAAGCTAAAGATAAAACCTGAGTGCTTAACGAAAGACCGTTTGCCGTTCCGATTGTAACCGCATTATGTAATTGTGAAGTTAAGGCAATAATTCCGTTTGCGTCTGGTAAGTTATAATACCTTTGAGCAGTTAATCCTGATATATCAAAATTAGCTACACTTACTAAACTAGGTAAGCCAAAAATAATGCTTGTAGCATTTGCAGCAATTGTACTATATCCAGGAAATCCAGACAAGGTGCCGTCATGCTTTAAATAAATATCTTGGTCAAATAAAGTGTAGGACGTAAATGTTTTAGTGCCTCCTATTGATTGAGTTCCAGTTGTAGCAACGTATCCAGCTAAGGATGGAATGTCACTTGTAAGTGCAATAGTTCCAGAAGTATTTGGCAAAGTATAATCCCTTGAAGCGGTTAGGCTTGTTAAAACAAACTTAGCCATATTGCCAGCAGGCAAACTGAAAATAATACCAGTTGCATCTGAATCAATGCTATTATATCCTGTAAGAAATGAAACACTTGAATCTTGCTTTATAAATATGGTGTTATCAAATAAGCCAAACCCAGTAAAGTATTTATTACCTGCTATGCTTTGGTTTCCAGTTGTATCTACATAACCACTCAAAGAAGCTGAAGTTAAATAAGTGTTTGAATCTACACTACCATCTGCTTTTAAGAATTGTGAAGACGTACCGCCAGATTTAACAATTGAAGATGCCGTTAAACTAGAAGATAAACTTATACTTGTGCCACTTAAGCCACCATATAAAGTCATATTAGCACCGCCACCGCCTCCTAAAATTGCAATCTGTGTACCATTATTGGAATTTATTGAAAGTCCTCCAGAACCTACCGCTTTTACTTGGTTTACTATTGCGATTCCAGCCGTTATATTATTACTTCCTAAATTTACGTTTCCAGTTGCACCCGTATAAGGTACAAAACCTGAAATATCTGGCATCGTTGCTAAAGTCCCATCGCCTCTCACGTATTGAGCAGTTGTACCTGCACCAGTAATCGCTAAAGTTCCTGAGCTAGTGATTGGTGAACCCGAAACACTAAACGCACTTGGAACCGTTAAGGCTACAGAAGTAACCGTCCCGACATTTGAGGTGTAACCGTTCGGATTTGATGCAGGGTAGTATGTTGTATTATCGTAGGAGATTGTCGTTCCTGATGCCTTTACAAAGCCTGTACCGTTTAAATCATCTTGCTTTGCATCTAGTGCAGTTTGCAAGTCTGTTTGATTTGATAGCGTTCCAGTGATTCCACCCCAAACCGCAGCTGAAGATGAAACTTCAACGTAAACGCTACCGCTCCAACGATAGATTTTATTCGTATCTAATGTAATGTAAATCTTACCCGTTTCGCCGGTTGTAGGAAGTGTGCCAAAGCTAGACACCTCGATAACATCGTCCACGTAGCTAGGTAATTGCGAGCTAGGGACTTTGCCATCTCCACCCAATGAAGCGTATCCGTTATTAGCTCCCTTGTTTGCTACATTCTCAGGGGTGTATCCTAAAGCCGTAGTGACATCGCTAGATGTAATACCAGTTAAATAGGTGTTAGTGTCAATTGTATAGCTATTGTTTGCCGTCTTTTTAAGTAAACCAAACGTGCCACTAAGTGCAGCGATAGAGGTTAAATCGCCATCTAATGGTTGCTTGTTATTTAAAGCCGTTTGTGTAGCAGTCGAAATAGGCTTATCTAAATCACTTGTATTATCAACCGCACCTAAACCCACCATTGCCTTAGTAATACCGCTAACCGTTCCCGTAAATGTAGGGGAATTAATAGGAGCTTTGAGATTTAAAGCGTTTTGTAAATCAGTTTGATTGCTTAATGTACCTATAATTTGCCCCCATCTAGCATTTGCCGTAGCTGAAATCTCAGCGTAAGCCGAGCCAGTCCAACGATATAGCTTGTTTGTGTCCTTAGCAAGGTAGAAATAATCGATTGAGCCAGTCGCAGGGAAGTCTGCAAGCGTATTAAATTGCAAGATATTAACTTCGCCACCTGAGCGTAAGATATTAATCTCGACTAAGGTAGGTGTAACGTTAAGCGTTACATCCTGCGTCCCATCCGTAACGTTTATATCGATATTATTCTCGTTATTAACGTAGTCGACGGTTATGTTTTCTACAATTACATTCTGAGTAGCCGTGACCGTTACTTCTTGAACCGTAGTGCTTACATCTAGTAAGACGGTTTCAACGGTTTCAGTTACCGCAATATCTATTATTTGGTCATTAGGCTGTGCCGAAACGAGAATATTATTCACGAATTCGGTCACTCCGATTGTAATATCATCCATTGTTATCGAGTTATTTCTGGTAGAATGTTAAATGTCCCTTGCACGTAAGTCTTCACGTCACCGCCCGAAAGCGTGAATTGAATGTCGTAGGAATAATTAAACACCTCAATATCAATAATCTGTTTGTTAATTTTAAATTGCCCAGCGGCAGCGTTTGTAATAGTGATTCCAGCCGAAGAAGCCGAAGTTAAAGACAGAGCCGCAGTCGCATCCGAAGCACTCTTTCTTAATTGCATTCTAATAACTGCACCTGTAAGATTTACCGCTACGTTATTAATCTTTAATTCAAAAGCTACTTGGTCAAAAGTATCGCCTTTTATATGCGTGAAATTAAGACTCATTTTGTATTTTGTTTAAGTATATTTTTAACTTTTTTACGTTCGACTTTTTAGGCTTATAAGTACCAGCCACCAAAGTCTGATTTTTTGTCTGGGTGCATATCTGCATTTGAGTTCGTGTTATATTCTGGATATGAAGACTGGTTGAAACTCATGTAATCAATAAACCTGCGAGTATAATGCTCGGCTATTGAACGCTCTTTTTCGACTAAGTAATCTATTTCCCCTTTCTCAACATTTGTACTATTTTCGCTACTATGTTTAAATACGCCTTTGTTAGCAATTGTATAAGCTGCAAACGGCAAAAACTCGACCATAGACCAGTGGATAACCATAGGCTTAATATAAACGTTTAAAAGCATTGTATAAGGGCTAGTTAAATTACTAGCTACTATCCCGTCGTTTATCTTATTAAATAGCTTAGTGCCTAAGTACCCTTGAATATGAGTATCTTGAGCAACCTTAACCCACTGAATAAATTTATCAACGTCCACATTACCATTCATGGCTGTGAATTTTACGATATCATCTCTTGAAACAAAAAGCGCTTGAGCCATTCTATGTTATTTTAAAAATCCTTGATTTGGCATATTGATTGGAGCCGTATAAACTAGACGGCTTTCTTTCTTATAATCTTTGCCGTCCGACTTATCAAAAGGTGCAGGTAAAATCTCGCCTGCTTTACGTGCCTCCGCTGGGCTTATCTCTTCGGCGCCCTTTCTACGTGGGTCTATAAAACGCTTATAAGTTTCACGAGTCCAATAGTGATGACAAGCTCCGCCTCCTTTGTAAAGGAATATATCGTAAGTGTTTGCACCTCGTGGCCCCCAGCCTGGGTTAGTGCTAGCCTTTTCACTCATAGCCATAATGTCTTCCTTACGGTATAGCTTATTTGCTTGCGTCATTTTCTTACAAAACTCCCTAGACTTATCGGTAGTTTCACCGCTATATCTGTAACGTGATGCGTAAAGTTTCCCGTCTTGAGAACTTTTTAAATCAGGACGTGCCACTCCGGTAGTCACAAATTTCCACATCTTAGCAAGTAGAGATTTATCTGGATTGTTTAAGGCATCTAGCTCTGCGTCTAAGCGTTCTTCGTCTTCGTATGATACTGGTCGGCTATCTACAAGCTCCCACTCGTTAGGGTCAAGTTCTGCGCTAAATTCGTCTATATCTAACTCCTCTAATTGAGAAGACAATGTAAGAGGAGAAGCTAGGCTAGCACCGTCAACCGTAGGAGGCAACGAAACTAAATTACGTATTTCATTAGGAGTCATGCTCTCAAGTACCTTAGTGGCTACTAAAGGAGAAAGGCTATTGATTGCTTCAATAATAACATTGCCTCCGCCTTCATCTGTTAGCTCACCTTGCGCATCCAATGGCTGTAAACTAATGAATTCTAGGTTTAAAGATATTGCATTAAATCCTAGTATT